TTTCCCGTCTTGGTAGAAAATTATCATGATTATGCGAATATTGGAGTTCTGTATGCTTCATGAGGTTAAGGTCTATACGGTAAAAGATGGATACGAACTTGGAGACAACATACAGAGTAAGGTTCTTGCTTTTGCTTTCGGAATTGCTGCTGAAATAGAACGTGACATGATTAGCCAGCGGACTAAAGAAGCATTAGCCAGAAAGAGAATGGAAGGCGTAGTCCTTGGCCGTCCTAAAGGCAGAAAGAGTTCTCCTGACAAATATAAATTGTATGGGAAAAATGCCTTGATAAAAGGATTGATTGACGAAGGCATATCACAGCGTAAAATAGCAAAAATATGTAAGGTTGATAGAAATACGCTTGCAAGATTTTTGAAATATGAATGTATATAGAAATGAGCAAATATCAAACAAAAGCTGGGATAGAATGTACTCCCGAAGAATGTAAGTTGATTGACTCTTTGAAACGACTTGCAAAAAAGTGGGAAAAGGACGGTAAACGCCTTTGGCTGTATTCAGCCAGTGGTTCACTTCATGTAATGATGCATGGAGATACAGACTATAATCCTACACCGGAATTTACACAATATGGAGGCAGTAATATTGAAAATAGTGTAACTACTATTGATGGTATATTAAATGATGGTGGAGATTGGTAATTAACTAATAACAGGAACAGATATGAGTGAATTATATATACCGCCTGAGCGATTTGAGAGAGACTTTATTACCGGACGATTTTTAAAGGGTTGTGTTTCTCACAACAAGGGTCGTAAAATGGTTTATCATTCAAAACGTTCCAAGGCCAGAAGTATAAAAAATCTGTCTAAAGGACGTGGGGCTTGGCATAAGACTGGTGCAGGCATGAATAAAAAGAGCGTTGTTTTGATAAAGGATGAGAAATTATGTGGAGTATTCCCCTCGATACAAATGGCTGGTAAGATGATTGGCGTGGCTCCTTCTTTGATCAGTGCTATATGTCGGAAAGTGAGAGGCAAACATACGGCTAATGGATACAGATGTTTTTTTGAAGATAGCAATGATTGGTATAATTTAATTAAACAAGATTATGAATAATGACAGGCAGAAGATATTAACTGATTATATTTCTTACTTATACACAACAGGCAGAACTTATGATACTGTCGGGAAATATATCAAGCATGTCACGGATTTTTTAGAGATGACTAAAGAAGTGAACCGCCGTGGTTATTTGAATTACAAGCGTGAAAATGCAGATGTCATGGTGCGTCATCCATTAATGTGTTCAGCTATATGCGATCTATTATCCTATCTCAACATCGGATATGGAAAAAGGGAAAAGGCGGTGAAACCTTTGGAAAAACTTGATGTCATTTCGGATAAGAACAAGAAACAACTTAATGATTTCATTATATGGCTGACCGACAACAATGATTACTCTTCTCATACAGTTGATATATATTACACATCAATGAAGAAGTATTTCGAGTATGCCAATGAGGTAAACATGGATAATTGCAGGAGGTTTATAAAAAGTCTCGAAGAAGAAAAATTATCTCCCGCTACCATCCGGTTACGTATTACAGCCATTGAAAAGTTCTCTAAATGGATGAAAAAGCCGATAGAATTAAAGAGACCTAAAATGAAACGTAAGCTGGATATTTCTAATGTTCCTACCGAGAATGAATATAATCGGTTACTGGAGTATCTGAAAACAAAACTCAACAAGGATTACTATTTCTTCATCAAGGTATTGGGTACTACAGGAGCCCGGCTCTCGGAGTTTCAGCAATTCACATGGGAGGATATAGCAATTGGCGAGGTTGTTTTGAAAGGGAAAGGAAACAAGTATCGGCGTTTCTTTTTCCAGAAGCAATTACAACAGGAGGTGAAGGACTATATAAAGGAGACAGGCAAGTCCGGTACTCTTGCTGTCGGGAGATACGGACCGTTGACTCAGAGAGGTTTTTCACAACACCTGAAAGCATGGGGTAAACATTGTGGTATCGATTCAAAAAAAATGCACGCGCATGCCTTCCGACATTTTTTCGCTAAAATGTTCCTGAAAAAAAACAAAGATGTTATTCAACTGGCCGATCTTCTCGGTCATGGAAGTGTAGACACAACAAGAATTTATTTACAGAAAAGTTATGACGAACAAAAAAAAGATTTTAATCGAAACGTTACATGGTAGTGTTGCGCAGCTCAATGAACTGTCATCCATGACCGAAGGGATAGACATCTATGACGATACCGGGCATGTTGACACCGATTTCTTGATCGAAGCGATATCTTGCGTCAGTGCCTTCATGGACGCAAGCAACATAGTTGTAGAAAAAATATCTTCACTGTTAGCGCCGGATGTTCCGATAGCTGAAAAGAAAAAGCAGGCTGACGAAGGCAAAAAATGGAGTGTGGAAGAGATATTGAAACATTGTACTCTTGAGGACGGTGTTCTGAAACTTCCTCAAGTTCAATTTAACAAAAAGTCTTATGCTGAAGCAAAGAAGTGGATAGAAGAAGCCGGCGGCTCATGGCAAGGTGGAAAGGTACAAGGTTTCACATTCCCGTTTAATCCGAAACGTGTGTTTTCCGTTTTGAAAGAGGGTAAACGGTGCAACCTACAGCAGGATTACCAGTTTTTTGAAACTCCGGCTGATGTTGCCGACTGGCTGGTTATGC